GACGAAACGTTAAAATAGACTGTTATATAATCATCTACTTTATTAGTAGCTAAAAATTCACCAGATTTATCGCCTCCAAAAATTTGAAAACATACCTCCGGGTTATATTGTGCTCCAGTATCAACAACAAAATTCATCTTTTGCCATTCTTTACCCGCTTTACTTGTTCCTTTTACGATTGGTAAGATCGCTACTATTTTACCTTCAATTTTTAAACTCATTTTATTTGTTTTTATTCGTTAGTTTCCAGTTTGCTGATATGCGCACATACCTTTTGGTACTTTACATTCTTGTTTTTCATTTTTGTTAGGGCAGTAGTCATCTATATCGCAAACCGTCGCTTCACCTTGTTCAGCTAAACTAACAGGGGCTAAATTTAATTTTTCACTTACCTCTCGTAATATTCTTACTATCTCTGTAGCGGTATCCTCACTAACCTTACCATCTGCGTGTTCACTAAACACAAATGCAACCAAGTTTTCTAATTTATCTGCTTCGTAACTCATAATCATTTCATTTTTTAAATCGTTCAAAACTAATTTTATTGTAAACAATTAAAAATACTACCGAGTAGTTATCACAAACCTATCGCTCTTTTTATTTAGGTCTGTCCATATCATATACTCTTTATCTTCAATCGTTATTTCTGTACCGTAGCAATACTGTTTACCGTCATTGCTTATTCTACCTTGCTTTATTACTCTGCCAACCAAAGTAACCGCTTCAAAGTCTGTTAATTCTGTTCTGTTATCTATTATAAGTTTGTTCATTTTACCCTGTTAATTCTGTTCTGTTATCTATTATAAGTTTGTTCATTTTACCCGTATTTTTAAAAGATTTACAACAATACCTATACGCCATACAAGTACAGGCGCATAGCCAAACCGTTAGATACCATTTGGGTAATTAATTTTTTCAGATATTTTTTCTAATATTTTCCATTCCTCGTCTGTAAATTTAACATCGCTCATACACCTATTATCATGTATGCTTATAAAATCAGTTCCCTCTGCATCCATCACATAACTAACATACTTTTCCAAAACGGTATATAACAATGTATAACAATCATTGTCAGTTACTTTTTGCTTACCTATTTCTTTACTCATAATTCATTTTTTATCTATTAATTTAAGACTTAACGCTTGTTATACTAAACGTTAGCAACAACTAATAAATATCGGCTTCGGTTGCATCACATTCTATATCTTCATCAGGAAACTTAGATGCCTTTTCGAAAATAACATCGCAGTTGCTAACACTATCTATAGGTAATGATTGCCCTTGTAACATTCTGTGTATTACATCATACCAATGACTCCAATATTCATTGTTTTCACAACCCTCAGGTACTTGACCGTCATTTATAAGCCATTGTTTAATTTGTTCTTTAGTCATAATTTATCTGTATTTAGTCGGGCAATAACTACCCATAGATTCAACGTTATATAAAATCCTGCATTAACCCAATCCAAAAGCCTCTAATCTTTTGAAATAGATCAACCTTAGACGGCTTGCAGTATAAGCACTCGTCTAACACTTCGCCACAAATGCAAAAATCTAGTTTCTTGCAATCGTCGCAGAGATTGTCGGTTTCGGGTTTTATCTGTTCTGCCTCTACCATTTCGTTGCAATTATCGCACTCGCAAAGCTCAATTAATACGCCTCTGTTTATAAACGTTTGCGCGTCTTGTTCTGGGTTTCCTGTTATCATTATAATTTTACTAATGTGTTAATGCGTACAATATTGTAATAGTATTGTAGCTTGGTCTTGTGTATCTCTATTGTTAACTCCTGCTCTTTGTCGAAATATTCGTCGTCTATAGGCATTAAACCAAGTTTTAATAGTTGGTTGTTTCTATGGGCTTCTAGCTCCTTTTCTTTTAGTTCCCATTTAGTTAATAATTCTGCTTGTTGATCTTGTAGCTCTTCTATTTGTTTAATTGTTTCTAGTGGTGTCATATCTTTAGTTGTTAATTATAAGGCTAAACTAATATATCTAATTGTTAATACCTAACTTTTATACAGTTTTTTTTAAAAAAAGTTACATTTTCCTTAATTGACGGGCAAAAGAAAAGCCCCTTTAGAACTCTTCTATTGGGGCTAATCGCTTATAACCGAACGTAAATAAAGGGCGAATATAAACAAAAGAAAAGCCGAAACAAATTAATGTAACGGCTCTTCGGGTCGATCTAGGTCAGTAGTCAACCGTTATTCATAAGCGCAATCTACGGAGTAAGTCGCGTTAATGCCTTGGGCGTTTAGCACTTCCACGCCGTTAGCCGCTTCGCTTGCTAATTCGCTCTTAAATTCGTCTTGCGACATACTACAAGCTCCTGAGCTTTGCCCGTGTCTCTCGGTTTGTTTTACTGTGGTGCTGTTAGCCCCTGTTAAATCGTCCGTTATTGTTACGGTGCAAATACTACATTGTCCGTCCTGTTCCTTACTGCATCCAACTAGAGCAACAAGCAATACTAAAGCTATTTTTTTCATTTTTTGACTCGTTTTTTGTTAAACTTGGAGTACTTGACTGTAACAGTATCGTATATTTTAACGGTATCATAAACAGTAATATACTCGTATATCGTGTCAAATATAATAGAATCTCTGGGTAATTCCTGTAATTGATGTACTATTTTGTGTTCTATCTCTAATTCGTGTACTAAAGAATCCTTTACTTTCTCGAAGTGATTAAGCATATTAACCTCCTTCATTGTGTTAAGTCGGGTAATCTCTTTAGCTAATCTACTAATAGAATCCATTTTAAGCCCCTCTAAGCGCTTTTTATTGTCAATCTGTTGTAATATGCTGTCGTGATTAATTGTGTACGTTAGAACGTCTCTTTCAGATTCTATTAATTTGTCACCACAAGAAAACAGGCTAAAGCATAGTATTAATAGAATTAACTTCCGCATTTTCTGGCTAGTTCGTTATACTTCTCGTTCAGATCGTCGTACTTCTCTATCCATTGCTCAATCTTAGCGTCTTGCTTTTCGTCCCTTATTAAAGAGGCTTCTTTGTCTTGGTGGTATAGATAACCAATAACACCCAAAGCAATTAAAAGCATAGCGGGTAAGGGGTATTTAGCTAATGTTTGAGCGTCTATGTTCATTACAAGCCGATTGCCTCAAGTACAAAAGTTATAATTTCCTTAGATACTCCCTTATGCAGAGCGTAAACGATAGCCGCGCCAATAACAAGGCGGTAGCCGTCCCATGCTGTTAGCTTTAATTTGCCTGCGGGGTTCTCTTTGGTGTCCTCTTTTAAGTTGGTTACAATAGTTCCTACTACTGGAACAGATTGTAAACCGTCTTGCAATAGTCCTTTAATAAGTCCGAACGCTTTAGTTTCTTTAAATGGTTTTTTCATACGTCAAATAAATAAATTTTAGGGTTTCTTTCTAGGTAATAAACGTCAAGATGAACCCAGTTAATAGGCTTGCCGTTCATATTGTTTTCAAGTCTTATTTTATAGGGTAATAAGTCCTCGTTATCCTGTAACCACTCCCGAACCTCTGGGGCTGTCATGCCTTTAACGTCAAAATCAACAGCTTTTCCCATTGTATGAGCAGATAGGTACAGTTTGCCCGCGTCCGTTTTCTTGCTTACGATATGGCTTATGTTAGTTCTTAAACCGCGCTGAGAGAATCCCCCGCCCCATTTCCAGTTGTTAATAGTCATAGGCTTGTCTAGTTCGTCGCGTATGATTAGGATAGTATGTAACAATCTAATGTCGATAAACTGCCAAGACTTCTCGCCGTATTTGTCAAAGGTGCGCTTGTCTATAAACTCGTAAACCTCGAAATAATCCTTGATACCTCTTAGTATTTCCGATTCACTCATTTTTTAAAGTTTCCTTTATGGTTTCCTCAATATGTTTTTTAATCTCTTCTTTTTGCTTGGTATTGCCCCTTTTAAAGAGCATCCACAGCGCGTAGCCTGTTGTGCCTAATGTGATAGCCATCTTACAATATGCTTCTACTACCTCAGCTAGTGCCATATGATCTTCAACGACTATGTTAGTCATCCATCCAACACCTACTACCAGAAGCGGCGCGCTTATGTCTATTATTGTGTCTTTTAACATGTTTCCATTTTTCGATTGATAGCATTAGAGTAAAGTAAGCTATGTGAAACCCCTGAGAGTAGCGTATTTTTTCCCATGTCCTTTCTAAGAACATGATAAAAAGAATGATTTTTATTATTACATACATTCATTCTAACAATATTTTTTTAGCTTATTATCGTATAGGCTTTCAAAGTCTACATTTACGTTAGCTAATAAGGTGTCTTCTCTATATTCTGGTCTATATTCGCTTGGATTCCTTACAGGTGTTTCTATGTGCGTGTTAGGGTTGTCCCTGTTGTAGTCCGTTACTGTCTTAGTATCGGCTTGCATTAACTCCGTTTTGATATAATTGTGGACCTCTGCGGGTGCTTGATCTATACGCATAGAATAACGTTCTATTTGCCTGTCTTGTACCGTTCTTAAGGTTTGGTCGCGGTACTTGGTAAAAGTCTTTTCGTAGTCGCTATTATCGCCCCCAAAGAAACCTTTTACCCTTACTTGGTTAGTCCAGTTATTAGGGAAGTAAACGCGCTTAGTTACGTCGAATCTGTCGCCCAAAATATATGAGTTCTCGAAGCTCATTCTTATAGTACCGTCTGCCCTGTTAGCTGTGAAATTAGCCACACAATAAGCAAAATCGTAGTCGCTTGGTAGGCTTGGAAGTATGCCCGTTTTATCGGCTCTTATCTGGTAAGTGCCCTCACCAAATGCGGTTAATACTAACCTCCAATCTACTCTATATCCTATATAATCGCGTCCCAGTTCGTCAGAATGAAACCCTAAAGCGTAGAACGTGCCGTAAGTGTCGTCTGTTAAAGCTACCTCTACGAAACTCGAATCACTTGGTTTGGTTAAGAATAAGTCTACGCTTGTAATAGATGTTTCGTAACCTTTTAAAAACCTAGTAACGTCGTTTTTTAATGGGTCGTCGTCTGATTGATCGGCTAAAATTGGTAATTCGTAGCAACAATCTATGGTATTAGGACTTAAGAATATGTTAGTCCCTTCCGTCTCGTCTATCTTGCTAGATAGAAAAGTTAAATTTATTGTTACTGCGTCTCCCCTAATTGCCATTACACTACATTACATCCGTTACATGATCCAGACCTGTTCTCATTCGCATCAAATGTATAACTACAGCCTGTGCAAAATTCTATACTTTTTTCCGTTAAAGGGAAAGAAGCGCATTGCGCTGGGCGCTGGGGGTGTATAGTGCACCCCTCTTCACCTAAATGAACACAAGGGTATCCCTCTGCCTCGTTAGTCATATCAAATTGCATGAAATTACCTGAATCCTGAGCGGGATATACGTCCGAATTGTTCATTTCTGCATTGTCTATTATCTTCTGTAGTGTGTAGTCTGGAACTTGTGTTTTAAGCCTACAACACTGATTTTTTAAGTGTGGGTAAGTTTGCTGCATTATATTTTTTCTATTGTAATGTAACCTCCATAAATGTCATTACCTGCCTCTACTATAATTATGGAGAGATAATTTGTAGTCGTAGAGTCTACGTTGGTTATGTTAACTTCCGTATTTGCATTTCCTGAGCCTTTTGAAACTGCCGTTGCATCGTCTATTTGGCTTTCAAACAACTCAACGGCTATATTAGCGCTTGCGTTTATCATAAAAGCCGTTGCCCTGTAGCCAGTAGGAATAAATACACCCGTTACCATTGTAGTAATCTTAGCTGCTGCGTCATTTACTACGCCCCCATCGTCTTGAATAGATACGCCGTCTTTATCATTATACGAGACTACATCCCACGGAGCTATCTTTATTCGTGTCTCAGAGCCTAACCAACCGCCAGAAGATTGAGACTCTACAAAATCTTTTATAGCTAATGCAGTTTTTAATTCATCGTCGGTAGCTCCTGAAAAATCACTATCCGTAGATATGTTGTTAACTCCTGTACCGTTTGTAAGAAATAATTGCCCATCATCCCTAAGAGATAACAGTAATACATCGTCTGAATCAAAAGCCTCTATACCGAAAGTGGTATCATCGTTGCCAATTGATTTTATCTGAAGCTTTGCATCTCCCCCCGTACCGCCTACTCTAACTACATCCGAAGACCCAAAGCCCAATTCAACACCACTATTAACACCGTCCGATACACTTATTTTAGGTTGGTTGTCGATACTTATAACGGCAATATTACCCGATGGCGCATTCATTTGACTATCACCTCCATCACCTTGCCAAAATGCGTAGTCGTCACCATTAAAAAAGTCCTTTTGAGCTATGTATAAAGACATTTCGTCGCCTACTATGCCACCTGCTTTGCCTGTGCTACCCTCTATTCCTGTACCTGTACCGATAACTATCAGATCATCATCTATAGCCACACCTTCAGCAGCGTTTTTTATCTCTTCGTATCGCATCTTTTGAGATTGCCAAACGTCTGGCGCTGTAGAGATCAATACGGTTACGTCGAACAAGTCATCGTCTGCGGGTTCTGCTGTTAACTCGTTTAAATATTCGCTTACTTTTCCTGTTTCTGGCATAATTACAAAGTTAATTTATTTTTTTATTCCATTATTTTGAATGTACTAGAGCCATTCATTATTTTATTAGTTCCGTCTTCCATTAGTTTAGGTACTGCGGGCGGGCTTGGTGGCTCTGGGTCTCTCTTATCATAAATCAAAGCACTTACTTGAAATTCTGACTTGTCAAAATCCGACATTTTAACGCTATCGGTTAACACCTCACCCCTCCATATTGCCCCGCTAGGATTGGTTACTACTACCCTGTTACTTGAATCAATGCTTTTAAATAACGTATCTGGATGCGCGTCGTATGCGCTCGACATAGTGTAGAGGCTTTTAAATGTGCCCTCTTGATATACGTAAATGTGAAAATCAATTACTATGTCGTCCGCTACGGGTGGTGTAACACCTATAAAAGTGAAATTAGCTTGTAGCTTACCGTCTGCATACTTGATGCCGAAGCCTGTTAATTCTACGTCGTTCTCGTCAAAGGATTTTATTTGCTCCGTGTCCCACTCGTCGCCCGCCGTGTAGTTATTGGTATATATTGGGCTAATAGCTTGATAGCTTAACGGGTTTCCGTTTTTTAAAGCCGTTAGCGTAGTTCTATAGTATATCGTCCAATCAGCAGGCGCACCGTAGCGAATCCAATCATTATTAAAGCCGTCGTTTGGTTCGTTAGAGTCGAAAAATTCATCATTTACGCCAGTTAAAGCTGTGTAGTCGTCCCATCTTATGTATGTTGGAAACTGTGATCGATAATAAAAAAGCCCCGCAGCGTCTAAGTCGTACATTCTAATGAGCTTAGTATTGGCTCTGTTGTCGTCTACAGGCGTTCTAAAGCCTCTTGATTCTGTAAAGTTGGTGTTCGGTATGTCGCCGTAAGTAGCGTCATTTATAGAACTAAAAGCGGACAGGTTTTTACTCTGTGAATCTAGCACAAACGAAGCCCCGGTATTCTTACGCGCTATGATCTCGCTAGTAATTCCAGTAAATTGTACCTCGTCCGTCTCTCTTGTTACCTTATCTAAATAAAAATCGTTTAAGTTCAGTAAGTCGCCCTCTGCGAATATGTCTATTTCGCTCTTTGTTTCGGTGTCTACGTCGCTAAAAGGGTGTGTTAAAAAGGATTGACTCATAACTATCATACCATCGTCCGAAAAGTCGTTATAATAGTCTGTAGCGTCTAGTAATAACTGTACTTTGTCTGTTTCGTCCCTTGTTAAAGTGTGGTCTGCTACCTCAACATATAGCATGTAACGTTGATCTACGTTCGCGCTAACCCTAGAAACCACATCCGAAGCCATTTCGATACTCACTACTACATCTATTTGTGAACTGCTTACTAATGTAGCTGTTACGCTCTTAATTACTTGCAAGTCTGTCCCGAACTGTCTAGGCGTTGCCGTTCCTCCACTCCCTAACGTCTCTACTACTCTATCGAAAATAAAATTGTAGTCCTGAGTCTGTGAAGTAGCAGCTACAATGTCCCTATATTGCGAACTATCCGAGGGAGCAAAGTTGAAACCTACAATAACCTTACTATTTGTGTTGCTAAATGGGCTATCAGTCGTGTTAAATACGCTAAATTCAACCGTTGTTTCGGTTGTGGTAAGCTCTAAAGACGGGTTTATAGTAGCGTCTAAACGCTTATAAACAGGGGTCGAAAAGGTGTAGTTATTAGGCTTGCCGTTTAGATTCTCATTAAACCAACCCACATTTCCAAGTATTTCGGTTTCTATTACGGTTTCTATGCCGTTAGGGTTGTTCTCTTCGGACGATACGCCCGCCGTTAGTATGTATTTTAACGAATTGCCGTCTATTAACCTTTCGGGCTTTATTCTCGCTTGTATGTCGTCCCACTCATCAAACAGCATTAAAGGGTTAACTAGTATTTCGTGCGTGATCGTAAACGCTTGTACTACTCCCGTAGGCAATGTAGCGTCTCCGTTCCCTGTTCCGTTACCTGTTACTGTTATACTTCCAAACTGCCACGACTTATTGCCTAAAAAAGTCATTACGTGATTGGTTACCGTATCGGTATAGTCTAGCCCACCTACTAGCGCGTTTTGTGTGTCTCCGTCTACTTTAGAGGTGTAATTCTCTGGCTCTTGGTTCTCTATTAGGTTAAATAAATAATCAACGGCGGTTTGTGGTGTGGTTAGTCCTATTATTGCGTCTAGCGGAAAGGTTTCTAAAGTAGAATAAGTCTGATCTGTTATAAGCGTTCTTTGGTCTTCGCTTATTTCTAATATAGTTCCTGAGCCGTCGCTTGTAGATGTGCCTGTTACTACGTATGTGTCGCCCACATTAAACCCCTCAAAGCCGCCCACCTTGTTAGTATGAATTGTTCTATTATCTTGTTTTTTGCCTGTAAATTGGCTACGTGCGTTAGCCTGTATAAAGTATTTGTCTGGAAAATCCGCACTTAGTAACGTTTGGGCTATTAGGTAAGTCTCTAGCCTTATATTAACGTCAATATATTGTACTGAACTTTGGTTAGCGGCTAAAAAGTTAGTCTTATCGGACGCTCCGTTAATATCGTCGTATGATTGTATTGATTCAATTATTACGCCCATTTGCTAAAGTCTAAATTTGTGTTTTTAAGCTGCTCTAAAGCCTCGTCCATAACGCCCGCCTCTTTTTCTGCCTTTTCTACCTCTGCTCTTTGCTCTGGGCTTAGTGCGCTTTTTACCTCGCTTAATTTGGTTACTAGCTTGGTCATATCCTTACCGACCGATACGCCTAGCTTTTGTAATTCCTTTAACTGTTTGTCTAAATTAGAGTCCATCGGGTGTTATTATGGTTTCTTTTAGGTTTCTAGTGTAAATTTCCCTTTTCCAATATTCTATTTCCGCCTCTTGCAAGGTAGGATTCCAGTCTAAAGAGATAATTTTACACTCATTTCCTTCGCTATCAAAGATAAGATTATTATTCCTAATCAATTTGTAGTCATCAAAGCACAAAGTAAATGGGCTTACGCTAGTGTATTTCTTCCATTGGTTAGGGTTTGGTAGGCTAGAAGAGGGTACAAACGAATTAACATAATACGATTCAGTATAAAGAGCATCAGAGTTTAAGCGCGTGGCGTTGGTTGTCTTTACTTTATTGTCTACGTCTCTCGTTTTGATGTCCATAGCGACCACTTTAGGCACTTGAAAAAAGTCGTTACTAAGTGAAGCCATGCCGATACGGTTAGTAATTAGGTTTTGAATACCACCAGAAGGAATTTTACTCCTTGCCTTTTTAGGTGACAAACTAATAACCGCATTAACTAAAGGGGCGACTAATTTAACTAATCCGCTTACGAACTTTTCAGGCGTTGTTAGGGTTTCTTTACGTCTTGTTCTGGCTACTCCTATTTCGACTATATCAAGCCCCTTAAGTAGTACCATATCCTCATTCTCTACCGCTAACGGCTCAACTATTACGTCCGTGTAAGTACCCTCAAAGTTGTCTATAGTGTTCGTGTCGCTTAGATCGGTTGAAAATCTTATAGCCGTATTACTTTTAAGATCGTCCGTGTTAAATCTAGTGGCTAATATTTCAATGTCTGGCAGTACATAATTAGCCGTTGAGGTGTTTACGTCTACCCGTTCTACTGTTATAACTCCGTCCCGTACTATCTCTCTAGCGTTCCATAGCCTTTTAGCTATCTCTAACACGTCTCCGAATGTGCCGTTATAATATCCCGTTTGCGTTGCGGGTTTAGGCTTTCTAAATCCTAGTACGCCGCTATCTGTCCCGTCGTCAAAGCTCTCGAACTTCTCAGGTATTATTACAACGTCCTGCCAAAATGAATCGTTAAACTTACTAGACTCGAATGTTAAACCCATGTACTCCGCGCCCCTCTCTAGTAAGGTTTGCAACCTCATGCCCGCGTGATACTTTACAGGCTGTATTATCAAGTCAAATAGTTGCTTAATTAGGTTAATAATAGCTATAATAAGTATAACTAAATACGCTATGTAGGCAGCTAATTTAACTATAGCGGGAACGGTTGTAAATACGCCCCCCGCTTCTATGACAAATTCTACTAAATCCTTTATGGCTGTTCTTAATTGTGTAGCTATTACAAAGCCACTTAAAACAACTATAGCAAGTTCTCTTGTGTTTGGGATTGTAGATATAACGTAAGGCACTTGTACCCAATCGGTAGTATAAATTTTACCCGCCGCGCCGTCTGGAAGACTAGCTAAGTAACCATAAGAAAATGAGTCTTTACGCCTTTCGAACCAATCCGCGCCGCCCCTTTGAACTATTTTAGTAGTCGCCTTGTCGCATTCTATTTCGGTCGTTCCGTCTGCTAGGTCTAAATAACCGTCTATTAATGGTAATACTTCGCCCCCTTCCACACCTTCGAGCCTAGCGGGTAGCCCCTCGAATATACCTAAGCCACCGTCTAAGCCGTTGTTAATATATTCATTTATTAGTCTAGCCCCCTTTATGGTTAGTTCTAGCGTGTTAGTAGATACCGTACCCGTTGCGCTTGGGTCGTTAGTGTCGTTATTTAGTTGAACCCGTATAGATTCACCGTTAATAATAGACTCTACGGGGTCGTCTTTTATGTATAAATCTAGTCTCAACGTCTAAACTTTTCTATCATGTGTTTTATAACTTCTTTCTGACTGCCTTTAATTCGTTCCTCTATCCAATAGTTGAAGCCTGACAAATCGAACTCACTATGTACCGCGTTTTCTCTTATTGCTTTAACTACCCTGTTATTGCTTTCTACCACTTCCGACAGGTCTAACCCTTTAGGCTGTTCTATCTGTTCAAGGCGTGGCATAAAAGCCCACGTATTACCCGCGTCATAGTCTTGTACTATGTCTATTATTTCCTCTCTTGTCTTATGTCCTAAAGCTGCCTTTTGTTTGGCACTAAATACCATTTCGTTCTCATGCGTATAGCCTGTTATATTACCGTATTTATCGCTTAACCTACCGTCTCCGCTACCTGTGTCGTCCGTACCCTCAAAGAATCCCGCTAAACCTCTAGCTATTGCCCTAGCTAAGAACGTGTTTTTAAACGCTTCGGCTATTGCGGTGTCTGGGTTCTCCTTAGACTGTTCGGCTACTTGGTTGAGGAACGTTTGGGCTAATTGTATAGCCTCGTTACGTTTGGCTTGTCTTTCTTCTTCTCTTTGGCGGGCTAGTCTTTGCTTTTCTAACTGCGCCTCTTCAAATGCTAACGCCTCTTCTGTTCCCTTCTCTGCGTTCTCCCTTAGTTTGGCTATAAGTTCCTCTTGTCCGCTTATCTGATCGTCTATAGCCTGTAACCTAGCCTCGTCTTTTTTGGCTAACTCTTCTAATGTTAGGTCGATTATTTCATTCGCTAAGTCTTGCGCTGCTTCTAATTCTGCGTCTCTTATCTTTTGGCGTTCCTCGGCTGCTTTCTTGTCCTCTTCTATTAGTAAATCATTAAGCTCCTTCTGTAGTTCTAGCTGTTCTATAGAACCCTCTTTGGCTAGTTCGATTCTTTTTCTTAGGCTTTCTTCTTGTTTCTTTAATCTCTCGTCTTCTAGGTCTACTTGCTCCCCTGCTAGTACCTTTTCTTGTAACGCTATGTCGTCCAGTAGCTCACTCGTTTTAAGTGCCGCCTCTTGCTCCGCCTCGCTTGAATCCTTATTTACTTTAGCCGTGTCCTCTTTTATTTTAAGGGTTTCTTTTAGTCTCTTTTCTTCGATCTCTCCAAGGTCTAGCTTTCTGATTAAGTTAAATATTTCTTGCGCGTCTTGTTCGTTTAATATTTTCTGTATAGCCTCTCTAGTTAATAGGGCTTTTTGCTCTTCCAATAAGGCTATTTTTTCTTTCTTTTTTTCATCGTTCAAGGTCTTGCTTTGTTCTATTTCCTTTTGTCTTAAATCAATAGAGGCTTTACCTTGTTTTAATATTAGGTCTATACTAGCCTCTAAAAGCTCTTGTTCTAGTGCTTGATTTTCTAATAGTGCTATTCTCCTAGCCTCTAAACTTTCGGAGTCACTACCTATTATTTGCTCATTGTTGGCTATTCTCTTTTCTGTGAACTCTTCCAGTATGTCAAGTTCTTGCTCGAAAGCGTCCCGCGCTGTTTTCCTGTTCTTTTCGCCTTGATCTCGTCTAAATGCCTCGGCTTCTACTTGTTTGTTTATACGCTCTAAGAACGCGGCTGTAAAGGCTTCGTCTGCCTCGTCCGATACCTTAAGGGCTATTAATACGTCCTCTTCCCCTTCTTCTAGTTTCTTATAAAATGACAAACGTCTAGTTAAAGCCTCTTCTAACTGCTCTCCGCTTTTTATTTGATCTAGTTGGGCTTCTGTCAATGCGTTGGCTTCTCTAAGGCTTTGTTTTACCGCATCTATTGTTAACCTTTCTCGCGTCTTTGCTAGTTTTAATTCTAACTCTGAAAATTTTATAGCTGCCTCTCTAGCCTTTTCGACTGCTGCGGCTCTTGTTAAGAATCCTATAGTGTCATCGTCGCTTATGTCCTGTAATATCTGTCGCTTTTCGGCTAGTCCTGCTAAGGCTCTTTCCTGCTCTTCTATTTGTATTCGCGTTTTTAATTGAAGTTCAAGGTAGTCCTTTTCTGCATCTAAAGCCCTTTTTGTGTTGTCTACTGTTCCGTCGAACGCTTTGGCTATTTTATCTATAGCGTCCGATACTTTTGTTTTTTCAAGTTCGCTTAATTTGTCCTCTAGTACCGATATTTCACCCTCTAGTCTTGCAACGGTTGAGGGAAGTTTTGATATAGATAGGTCTATCTTTTTTATGGTTAATTCTGCTCTTACGCCTATAGCCTCAAATGTGTTAAATATAGCTACAAACAAATCTTTAACCCCTGAACCCGCATTAATTATGTTATTTATAAACACCCTCGCGGTTACGGTGAACTTCGAGAATGCTATTTGTAAAGCCAAAGCCCCCTCTCTAGTGTCTCCGAAAGCGTCTTTTAATAGGTCGAATCCTTTAGCTACAATCGCTACTATACCAAGTTTACCTATTGTACTATTTAAACCCTCTACGGCTTTCTTATAGTCTCCTACGCTTCTCTGGTTTTGTCCTACCGTTTCGTCTATGTCCTTTAACTTCTTGTCTAAGGTGGTTATGTTTTTGAGTAACTTCTTGCCCTCGTCGGTGTTCTCTTTGTTCTGAACGGCTAAATCTTTGTACTCCTTACGCAGTTTTACAAGTCGTGCGCTCTCCTTTTGGTACGCCCCAATAAGTCCAAGTTTCTCTTTGGCTAGTTGTTTGTTAGCCTTGTTTTGTTCCTGTAATTGTACTTGTAGCTCGGTTAAGTCTTCAATCCTTGTACTATTAGCCTCTTTTAATTTCTTTAGCGTTTTTAACCGTCTTTTTTCGAACTCGTCGAGATCAGAAACCGCCTTTTTGCTTCGTCCTAATGCCTCGTTAAACTCTTTTAGGTCTTTAGAATCGGCTACTTTGAAGTTTTTAACCGCCTCGGCTGACAATTTGGCTATGTCCTTCAATGACTTTTCAACCATATTCAGCGCATCGTCTAGCATCTCCGCCTCCTTTGCGGGGTCTGTAAAGACGTTTTTAGCAAATATGTCCGTACGTTTTATTTCTGCCATCTCTTAGCCTTTAATTTGTTAGCCTCACTTTTAGCCTCTTTGCTCTTCTTAACGGCTAAATTCTTATCTGAATAGTACTGTATTACGCTGATCTCTAACGGGTTCATATTAGCCCCACCTAAAGCCATTGATACGCTTCTAAGTTCTTCGTATTGGTTGAACTCTTCGGCGCGTTCTGGTCGTAAGTCCTCTAGTTCTGCCTCTGTTATCAGTCTTTTGGTAGTCCAGTAATGAGATTTAGTTATAGCATATTGAGCCGCGTAATACTGTTGTAAGCCTAATAGCTTTAAATACTTTTGTTGTGCAGGTTGTACCCCGAAATAGTCTGTAAAATCGTCGTTTAGTTTGTCCCATTGTTTCGCGCAATGGTTTATGATGCGTTTCGATCTCCTTTTTTTACCCTTGATTAAGTCTAAAGCGTCGTCTGCTTTCTGTACTTTCCACCAAATCACTACGGGCATAGTGTGCAAGTCGTCGTACAGCTCAGGCAAAAAGAAGCTCTTTAACCAGTTCAGGAGTATCGTTTTTAATTTCATCTATAACTATTTGTAAGTTTTCCTCGGTTAATCCTACTACGTCCTCGCCGTACACATCGAAAAGGTTCTTGTCGTCTTTGTCGCCGTCTGCCTCTATGGCTATATTGCCGTTACGCATAAAGACGCGCCACGTTTTGTAAAAGTCGCCCTCTTGGTATAATGTAACCCTATCGAACGGTAAGCCATCAGACCTCTTTAATAGTTTGGTACTTTCGGCGTACTCTCCAAGGCTTTGCCCCTGTGAGTCTATCCCCTTTTGGAATAACTGCGCGTCCGTATTGAGTTCTATTATTAAGTCTTTCAGTTCGTCCCCTTCGATAAGTAAACTAAGAACACGCTCGGCGGTTATGCTCTGCATATTCTTAGTTACTTTTCTTATTGTGTCAAACATTAGTCGTCTTTAGACTTCTTTTTAGGCTTCTTTTTGTACCCCTCTTTAATTAATACCTCTTGTAAGGTGTCCCAAACCCTATCTAATTGGGTTGGGCTTAATTTGTGGTAGCTGTCAGGACTGCCGTACGACTTATCAAAAGCCTTACGGGTCGATCTGGCTACCCCTTGGAGTACGAAATTAATACCGCCTATCTTTTCTGTTTTCTTAGCCATTACGCGGTTGTTATAGTTTCACCTATTAAGCGTTTAAGGTCATTACCTAACTGTATGTAGTCCTCGCCAATGCCTCTAACCTCGATTACGTCCGAAGAGTCCACAGCTACGGAGTAAGTAGCTACATAAGTACCCGCCGTAGATTCTGTAAAGCTAGACAAAGTTTCTACCGTGTCGTCTGTTACGTTGTAAATCTCTAAGCTAGGCGCGTCCGCTAGTCCGCCTATCGGAACTCGTGACAATGCCCCGCCCCAATCGGCAAAAACCTTGAACGTTACCGCCGCAGTAGTAGCAGAAACAAATTCTATGTTAGCGTCTAATAGTGGAGTTACTGAGTCTAAAGAATAACCGCCCATAGAAGCCTCTTCTATAAAATCTACGTCCGCGTCTGCTGCGCTTCTAGCGTATTGAAAAGAAACCTCTACTCTAGCCGCTTCGGTGTCTGTCTTATCGTATGCCTTAACGTCTAAAGAACCGTCTACGATCTTACGACCTATAAAGTCGTCTCCTGACAGTTGACCAACTAAAGAGCCACTTCTATCTTTATACATTACTGCAATGCTTCTACATCCCATTGTATCGAGTTTAGCTTTCAGCTTGTAAGGGTCAGCTATTGGAAAAGTCATTACAACCTGTCTGATACCATCGGACAATTTGATAATTCTACCACTTGGAAAAGTGAATGTATTAGCGTCTGCGGGTGTGCTTTGGAAGTCTTCAACGTCCTTTATCAATAGCCACCTTTCGCGAGCGTCTGCCGCTTCGAATTTACCGTCAAAAAAGGCTTGGTTTAAAGTGTCGTTAACTAAGTCAATCCCGTTGCTAGTTCCGTCTACTTTGTCCAAGTCTAAAAATATAACATCTTCTGGCACGTCTAACCCCTTTAAGCAGTTAGCTAAACCATAGTTATTGATTGAGCTACCGGGTCCGCAGCTACAAGTACCTATATTACTCATGTGTTTTTGTTTTTAATTAATAAATATATTCAAAGATACAATTTTAAATATTTTCGATTTATACACTATTAGACCAGTTAATGTCTTCTATACTGTCTATCTCTTCTTGTGTTAGTTCTTCGCGTACGTTGTCCCAATAGTAGCCCGATTCAACCACTTTAATTGCCGTTAAATTCTCTTCTGTTGGGTTCTGTATTACATCGGAATACGAATTAGACGTGCCTACAGCTATGTCTTTTATTGCCTCCCACAGTCTTAACGCCCTGCTTTCTGACTCTTCTCGCGTTCCTGTTATACCTCTAAATTCCATGCTTTAACATTAAACCGTTCTTAACTGGGTCTATCTCTTCGTCTGTCTTTACATCGCTATAAAGTACCGATTCGAATTGCTTAAAATCTCCACTTTCTGAATTAGCGTTATTTGCTTTTGAACCGTATGTAAAGTTGTTTATTGCCTTAGTAGCTAAGTCGCCCTCTATCCAATCCTCGTTATTTATCCTTAATTTACTGTCTGTACCGCTTGCATTTACTACGCACGTAATAACTACTTTTTGTCCCGCAGATATATAATCTAATACCCCCGTTACAATTTGATCGGAAGACGATAGTTTTATTTCACCGTCTGCATTTATTTGAAGCCTGTAGTTAGTACCTCCGCCCCCTTCGTTATCCCAAATATTATTGTCTGCTGAAAGTGTAACCATTTCGATAACATCAATAGTCGTAAATCCTGCTGCTTGCCCGTAGGTAGAATTAAGTCTAGTACCTTGCGTTTTATTATATCTTATATATTCTAAGTCTCCCCCGCTTGCTTGATGCCATGTAGCTTGATCGGCTGCCACAGCTTCCAAGAAGTCAACCGTTGCGGGTGCTTGCGAATCAGCGTCAGAAACTGGGTCTAAATCAGAAACCGAACCGCCATTAAACAAGGTCTGAATGTCTGGTCTTATCCATATAGTTAAATTGTCTAGGTCGTCAGGGTTTGCCGTCGCTAACGCGTTAACGTCTCCACTATTCATCGCAGAGCAATTTTCTAAAACGCTATCTGATACTAACACGGTATAAGTACCCGCTATTAGCCCCGTTGCGGTCTGCTTTGTTTCCTCTCCTGCGGGTATGCTACCGTCTTCGGTAGTCCATAAATAACTAGCCTCACCCTGTAGCCCGCTTATGTTTGCCGTGGCTGTTCCGTCTGCTGCACCTGCTCCTGTCTCGTCTGTCGTCGAAACTGTTACACCTATGTTACAACTAAGCCCGCCTATTCTATTATCGCACGCCTTTTTAGTCATTACTAGATCGAAAGTAGATTCTATGCCGCTTAAGTCTTGATTGAAAAAACGACTCGTATTACCCTTGTCAGTTACAAACGTTCCCCAGTTTGCGCGGGCTATTTCTGTCCTCTCCTTTACCTCGTCGAACATATCGCGCTGCGACCTTATGGTAGCCTGTAGTAATTCGCTCATTTGTCGTATAGGCTCTATAGCGTTTGTCTTATGCTGTGCGCTAGTCCAATCTTTATTCTTTGCCTCGTCCATAAAAAACAGTCTAGGCGTTGAGCTTCTACCGTACGGGCTACGCCTGTCGTCTATTACCGTTTCGTTAAACACTTCATAAAGCCATATAAAAGGCGTCTTACCTGCTGCGCTCTTTACCCTGCCTTGCTCTTGTCCTGCCATCATGGGCGTGCCGTGATAAAAATTAGGCTTAGGTATGGAGAAAGCTGTAACCGTTGGAACTCCCGAACCCGTAACTATTTCCTTAATAGTTATTGACTCATTAATTACAAAAGATACTATACGGTAATCTTTGCCGTCTATCGTTATAACCTTTTCAGGTCTTAGCCAATACGTGTTAAGCGTTTCTAGTGTATAAGTGCCGTCTGCGTTCGTTGTGGCTGAGTCAATAGCGAACATAGGGGTTAACTGGTCTACTAGGTCGCTTATTATGTCTACCGTGTCGGGTGTTTTAGTTGCCATCTATAACCAAGAAATAAACTCTTTTACTTTGCCTTGCCCGTCCCACTCTGGGTAAGTGGTCGAATCCTGTATAATATAATCTAGTACAGCGTGAAACGATTTAACGCCTCTGTTATATGTCTTTTCTATACCCGCCTTATTAGCTGACAGATTAACCCCGTTAGCAAATTCGTTTTGTACATATCCTACGGGCGTATTTTGTTTGCCTAAGTCTTTGGTGTACTCGAACCATATAAACATTTGTAGCATCTTTATAAACCCCTCCGAACGTATGTAAATAGGGTCAGTTTCAAAGATAGGGTTATAGATGTCTAAGAACCTAGCTGTTAGTGGTGCTTGCGGTATAGTTGGTGAGCCGTCTAGGTCTGCTATAAATAGGTCGTAAAGTTCCTTACCTAGTAAGTCCTGTAATACTTCCTCTTCTAGCCTATCTATTACCGCCTCTAAGTCTGCGGTTTGATCTTGTGCAGAGATTAAAAACTCCCCGCTTTCAAAGTCTGTTACTGCTACAAATCGAGCCATTTATTATTTCTTAGACTTGTTTTTAATGCTTTTTTTGTCTGCCTTATCCTTCTTTTCGGTCTTTTCGGCTTTCTTCTTTGGCGGCGTGTAGGCTTTAGCGCGCTTAGATTGTATCAACCTTTTCGCTTTTCTGTCGCTTACCTCTACCTTGTCGCCTTTTTTGTGTCCTGTTATGGACTTGATTAGTTCTACTTTCATAGTATAAGTTTAAAAAGTAAGGGGTTTTTACACCCCTTACAATAGTATAGAATCCTATTAAGGAGTCTCTAACGCTGCTTGAGCGGCTGCGATACCGTCAATGTGCAAGAACGCTCCGTAGTGTACGTTTCTAATAACTAAGGCTTTTCTTACTGATGCCTTAAGTCTAGTTACGTCCTCTAGCCAGTCCGTACCGTGTTGAGTAGCTACATCTAAAGTAACACCTCCCATTCCAAACATAGTACCGAAAGTAAAGTCTCCGATATATGCCTCGTCTTGTGGTACTAATTGGTTCTCGATAATTCTAACACCTCTTACGCTCATACCGTCCTGCGTCATCCACATTGGCATAACGTAGTTACCGTCTGCGTCTTTAGTAAGTCGCATCAACTCCGCGTCCTCTGGGTTCATAATGATTGCATTAGGAACAAAAGCGTTGTTTTGTCCTGCGTTTGCAATCTGCACTAACCCCGTAGAAATTACGTCGTAGATACTAGCATCGTCGATTGAAGCGGCAAAATTACCCGCTGCCCAGTTTGGTGCGATAGTGTCTACTCCTGTAAGTTGGTTAGCTGCTCCCGTACCTAATAACGCTTGTTGATCGCAACGCAAATCAACGTTTTTAAGTAAGAAGTTTCTAATTTCAGAGCCTACAAAATCAACGTCCTCTAAAGCCTCTCTAGTAACTGGGATAGAATCACCAATTTTCTCTACTGGTAAAGTTCTCTCTATCCAATCAATAGCAGACTCAGGGTAAGCCGCAGACTCGGCGATATTAGCCGCGTTGTCTGTTTGGCTGTTTTGCTCCCAGTATCTAACTACTCCGTTAGAGTTAGGGCTTACAGTACCTACGCTAAACAAGTCAATAATAGCGTTTGAACGTCTTGGTATTTGTCCTACACCTTCCACAGAATGCGCCATAGTATTATTTGCTACGCTTGCTCTTGTTACTTCTGTTTTTAATTCAAGGTTAAACCCTTTAGACTTACCGTCAATGAAAGACGCTATTTCGTCTTTCTTAGCGTTCCAAACGTGTTTAAGTTCTTCGCTCATGTTCTTAGGAGCTTCTAAGGCTGCGTTAGATTTTCTAAGGTCTGCAAGTGTTTTGCCTTGCTCTTCCATAGCTTTTTCTAACTGCTCTACGTGCTTCTCCTTAAGCTCTCCGAACTGCTTTTTTAACTCGTCTACTACTTCCGTTCCTACTTTAGCCTCCATTTCTTTCTTAAGAGCGTCCATTTTAGAACCATTCAAAGCAACCATATAGGCTGCCTTTTCTTCAACTTTAAGTCCGTGCGCTTCGTTTTCTGAAAGCTCGTTGAACTTGCCGTCTTTAATCCAAATTTGTTCCATTTGATTATAAATTATTAATGATTGTATTTAAAAATAAATTGTCTTCCTCACGCTTTAACGTCTCGGCTTTTAAAGTGTCATCGTCTGACGGCTTAGAAAGTGATTTAATTAAATTACCTAACTGGTCGTAAGATTTTTGTAGCTCTGCCCCTCTCTCTTCTGATATGGTAGAACTTTTTAATATTTTCTCTAGGCTTTTAAACATGGTCTCTACGTCTTCAAGGCTTTTAAGTCCTGTTAAGGGTGTATTCATGTTAGCACCCCAAGCGGTAAGGCTCGAAACTTCCCACAGCTTAACCTCGCTTATAACATTAGCGTCTAAACTAGTGTCGAACTTCTCCTTTACAGTTTGGAAACCGTGACTATGTTCGGTTATAATGCCCTCTTGATACTGTATAAGTGTGTCTTTACCTAGTGTACTCTTTGACATTTGACTAACAGCGTAAGCCCCTTTAGAATCTTCGTGTAGTTCAAGTATTCGCCCAACGGCTAAATGTGGGTCGTGGTTCTTAAAGTGTTTGATTCTAGGTAAGTTTTCTTTGATCGACTTAGTAAATGCGCCCTTTCGCATTATGTCGCCGTCTGAATCCTTATTATCAAATGCAGAAAAGTAAAAAGATACGATACCCTTAACGGTGTCCGCGTCCTTTAATTCTAAACCGCAGCTTTTAAAGTTTTTATTCATTGTCTTGATTTTGATTTAACAAAGTTACAAAATTCATTGCTTCGTCTTTTGTCATGTCGTGAGAGTGGGCTATAATGTTGGCGGCTGCCTCTGGGTCTAAACCGTTTTTAACCTCTGCTACTACTTTCATAATGCTATTAATTACCTTCTCCGCTTTAGCTGCTTTCTTCTCTTCGTCCTCTTGTAACGCTCCTATGTGTTCTAGGTCTTGTATTACTTGATAGTTTTTGCCGTCCTGCTCGCTCCATTCGGTTACTATCTCTCTGTTATACTTAGACAATAAACGCCTATCTACTGGCAAGACCGCGTTTTCGTAAAATGCTTTTAAGGCTGTCTTTTGATTGGCAAAGGTCTTATTTGCAGGGTCGTTGAATAGCTCAGAAGGTGCGCCGTAAACATTACAAAGGGTTCTAAGGTTTTCTATGCCTGTCTCTAATATCTTTAAGTCATTGGACGACATACCAAGCTGTAAGAACTTAGCGGAAGAAACACCCTGTATTATTCTATTGAAATTCTTAGCCCCGCCTAACATCTTATCAAATAAACCTTGCTGTATTTTCCTGTCGTCTGGTGACATTGAATAATCACTCTCATTGGTTACGATACCCGCCGCGCCTCTGTTCTTCATCATTGCGTCCTGAGCTTCGGCTCTTTGGTTGTCTCCTGAGAGTGTTAACCAAGAAGCGGAAAGCGGAGACATACCCCTAAGAGATTCTATGCCCCTTGTCGTCGGGTTAACGTATTGTTGATGTATGATCTCTTCGAGGGTAAACTTCTCCTTAGTCCGTCCTAGTTCAAACTGATAGCCGCTAGGCTTTAACGGTTCGTTTTGATTGGTCAATACTTCGATTAACTGACTCGGTAAGGTCATTAGTTCGCGTGTGGCTGTGAATCCTATAGCCTCAATACGTCGCCAAAATAGGTCACCCGTAGTAAGAAAATAAGTATATGAAACCTCTTTAAAGTCTTTAATAGTTTGCTCTTCGTTGGGATTCATTACGAAGTCATAAAACCGCCCCTCGGTTATTGGCTCTATTGTGCCGTCTCGCATTACCTCTACAGGTTGCCAAGGTATGTCTGAACCCGTTTCGCTTATCTTACGAATAATAGAATAAGCCTGCGCGTTACGGCTGTAGCCCTCTTTTAATAACTTATCGTCTGTGTGTTGACCTTGGCTACCGTCGTAGCCTATTACGGTAAAGTTCCCGTTTGCTAAGTCTCTGTGTTGTAGGTTGCTTAAAAATCTAAATTCTTGATGCTTTAAACCCGTCAGGGCTTGAAATGCTTTAGAGGCTAACCATTCTTTCATACGAATATTTTAAGACAAAGTTAATAAATTATAATAACCCGACTGATTGAGTGAGCCTATCGAACACATAGCGTATGCCGTCAATTAAATGGTTGTAATCGTCTACGGGTATTCCCGCCTTTTTGTCGTTCCAAATATAGTTATTTAATTCGACCTTTAAATTAGGGCTATTTCCGCATACGATAATTGTATAGTCTTGCATGTTCTTAATGCCTGTTTTTATGCTGTCTTTACCCTTACGGCATGGTGACACGTTTAGACGCTCGTTAATCAGATCGTTAATTAATCTCTTTTCGGCACAGTCCGCGACAATTAAACTGCCCTGTTCGGTGTGTTCTCTAAGTAGGCTTACTATGTTACTGGTCGAAAGCTCT